CTAATTCATTTTCTTTATTCTCTGGGCGAATTCAAACGGTGTAATGTGTTCTTTTCTGTTGGCATTAAGGTAGTCAGCCCACCATTGTAACATGAGTTTTCTCTCTTCGAGATGTTCCGCTTTGTGGATATATGCTGCCCGAACCGAGTTACGCTCTTGGTGGCTCATTTGACGTTCTACGGCGTCTCTTGACCATAACCCAGATTCGATTAATGCACTACAAGCCATAGTTCGAAAACCGTGACCACAAACTTCAGCTTTCGTGTCGTAACCCATGGTGCGAAGAGCCTTGTTAACAGTGTTTTCGCTGATTGGTTTGTCATCGCGACTAAAACCAATGAACATAAGATCCTTTTCTCCACTTATAGCTTGGAGCCTTTTAAATAATACTACAGCCTGCTTACTTAGCGGCACAAGATGAGGGGTTTTCATTTTTGAGCCCCTATTTGAATACTTAACCCCCTCCAATTCTCGTCTTTCTGCAGGGATTGTCCATAAGGAGTTTTTGAAATTCACCTCAGACCAACGAGCGAATCTAAGTTCACTTGAACGGATGAAAGTCAGTAGAGTTAATTGAACTGCTATTTGAGTGATACCTTTCCCTTTATAGGCATCAATCCGTTTGAGAAGCTCAGGAAGTCGTTCGAGGGGAAGGGCAGGGCGGTGATTACTCTTGGCAGTGGTTACAGCGCCTGCGAGGTCGTAAGCTGGGTTTTGGTCAATCAAAGCATTGTGAACAGCATACCGCATGATGGCAGTGATTCTTTGTTGTAAACGGGCAGCAAGTTCAAGATGTCCAGTTTCCTCTGCTTTTTTCAGAGGAACAAGTAAATCACGAGTTTTAAGCTCACTAATGTTCCGCTTACCGATAACAGGAAATACATGAGTGATCAGGCTGTTTAATACGGTAGTTCTGTGACTGTCTGACCAGGTTCTGTTGCTTGAGTGCCAGTCTCTGGCAACAGTTTCAAAAATGAGTAAGCCTTTCTCTTCAATCTTTTCTGTTTTTCGCTTTTCGCCAGGGTCAACATTGTTGGCAATGAGTTGCCTTGCTTCTTCTCTTCTACGACGAGCTTCTGCTAAAGACACTTCGGGATAAACACCAAGCGCCAACATTTTTTGCTTACCAGAAAAGCGATATTGAAGCCGCCAGTATTTTGAACCCGTAGGGTGAACCAGGAGATGCATACCATCCCCATCTGTTAACTTGACGGGCTTTTCAGTAGGTTTCGCATTTCTGACTTTTACCTCAGTTAGTGCCATTGTGACCTCCTGATGATGGTATCTGCATTATCGAACTTACAATACCAACAGTTATACCAACAAAACAAGCTGGATGTCCGTATATCCCAACAGTCCTTGGTAGACCATGGTTAAAGTGTACTTCATTGAAATGATTGGGAAAAATAGACTTTGATATACTTCGGTAGACAGGGTTCTGGCGTCCCCTGCAGACATCTACTTGAAGCGGCAGGGGGTTGATTGGAATGGTATTTTTTAGATGTGAGAAATATTTTACCCGCTATTTTACCCATTGGCGCGGCTTAAGAGCTTATTTTTGAATTCACAATGGTCACGATATAACCATCTTGCTCGCCCGTGGATAACTTTGGCTTTAGGCAGGTCGCCGGACTTAATCCGGTCGTAGATGAAGGTTTTACCAAAGCCAGTATCAGCCATGATGAATTTCAAATCAACCAGGGAATCAGGCTGTAGTTCGTGTTGCATGAGTGCTATCTCCGAATAGGGAATCGAACCTGCAAATCAGGTAATAAAAAACCGCATTGATGCGGCGATGGTAGGTCTGGATATCTTGATAAATGAAAATGCCTCATCGAGTGTGAGGCTGTGGTTAGTCCTTGCGTAACTCGCTAATTCTTCTGTAAGTCTCTGGTGCTTTGTTCCCGTACGTCTTCATTTCAGACTTCAACAGAGCAACGAGTGAATCCCATTCGTTGAGGATGCCTTTGAATGCTGGAACGCGCTTTGCAACCTTGTCGAATGAATCTCTTATTTCTGGAATCTGCTCAACAAGTGCAACGCATCGTCGGAAATCGGCCACATCATGTGGAGCGCCGAAGTGATGACCATAGATATTCTTTTTCAGTCCACATGCGATTGAGGCAAGAGTTGCGCTACTGATGCCGACATCGCCAGTCGATTGCCATTTCAAAACCTTCATAGCCAAATCTGACATTTCTTGTCTCCATAAAACAAAACTCGCCGTAGCGAGTTCAGATAAAAGAAATCCGCATTAAGCGGCGTCGGTGAATTCAAATAAAAAACCGGCTTGCGCCGGCTCTCTCATCTTTCTGTCTACCCATGCTGATATCGATGGCTGGTGCACCTTTTCAATAGCAGCGCGAAGTACAGCTGTACGTGCCAGTTTGTCGGTAATCTCAGGAAATCGCTTCTCAGTTTTTGGTACGTTAACGGCAACGTTAGTAGAATCTGCGCTGGCGAATGGATACATCCCAAGCACCCTGACATCTAGCATCCTCAATCCATGGAGCTTAACCGGGGATTTTCTATTGATGTATAGCTCAGTAAACACCTCATCCATGCGCTGCTCCCACCACTTAGATCGTATATGTCTGTGCGGTCCGCAACATCCTATTGCGACCCACTCATAACGCTCAGAAAGCCTCACAAGTCGATCAATCGATTCATCAGAATGCCATACAGGTACGTCCTTGGACGCAAGCCAGTGTGGAACTAATGCTAACTGCTCATCGTTTTCTTCCTCCGTTCCTTCAATGACATCAGGTATAAGAAACCACTCAATTCGGCTGAACCATTTCCCGACAAAGTCATAAAACCTCTCACTTCGCTTCCCCCAGTCCACCGTTTTCTTTTTCTTTTTGGCTTTATCCCATGCTGAAAACGCGCCGTTATCAAGTCTGATATCACATGGGATCATTGCCACTTTCTTCATCTGCTCCGGTCTTGCAAATGAAATGAACGCTCCACCATCACGGTACAGAGCCTTTATGAGCATATCTGTAGGTGCATCTTTATCACCCCAGATAGGACTTCCGTGAAAGTGGACTGTCATCATCTCTTCCTTAAAATTAATGACCAGATAAAACCTCCGCCAACCTTAGCAATGAACTGGCCGGCAATGATTCCTGGCATAAGAGAGCCGAATGCGATAAGCGGGAACGATATAGAATCAATAACTGAAGCGGTTATGTTTGAGGCATTTGCCTTAACTGACCAAGGCTTGCGAATCAACAGTTGATAGACGCTTCCGTCTCCCAGTGATGCGAGAACGAAGGAGGCTGAGGAGGCAATGGCGATCATGCCGCCTGCAGGATTAATGATGTAACTTAAAACTCCTGACAGTACAGCAAGCCCAGTAACTTTAATAAACCCGATTCGCTCATGGAGTACGTCACGAAGAATGAAATCAAGGCCAATCAGAGCGAAAGAATTGACGATAGACCACCATGGTCCGAACAGAAACACAAGGTAGTTAGCTGCGCAGATTGCTAATACATATACAAGTGCAGCCATAGTTGACCCTCTGACATGTGAATGAGCGAAGAGATAGCCGCCCATGCAATAAGGCACGCTATGGCGACCAGAACTGGGTTGTAATGCATGGTGACTCCGGATAAAGAAAAACCCGCTGGGTGCGGGTTTGTTATGCGTCGAATGGGTTAGGCGTCATCCAAGGTATGGCTTCTTCCAGTCCTCGCTGGTAGCCAACCTCTCCATGGCAAGCAGAATCGGCAGATTAGATTCGTCTGTCTTCTTCATGATTTCCCAATGAAGCCGTTTTAACTCGTGGACCAGCTGGTCTCTGTTTGTTTCCGCATCATTGCTGGCAAGCATCAAGCAGCACTCACCAACAATTCGACACGCTTCCCGGTACAGGTCTTCTGAAAGCTTCTCATATTCTGACATAAGCAACCCCTCCACCATGAAGGGATTTTATATCACATCAGTTTGCATCCTGCTGCTCAGCCCTCCGCGCTTCAGCGTCGTGATATCCCTGCATGTAAGCATCAGCCCAGTCTGGGTTAACACCTGCCTGAATAGCGATTTCGTCGATACACTCAGGCTCTGCGGCGGCCTTTTTCGCGTGCTCACGAATCTGCGCGATTAGCTCCTCGGCATTAACCTCAAAGCACTTCAGAGTTTCACATCCGCCAACCTTGTCACCGGAGATTCGGCACCCGCCATCATCGTTACTTACGCAGAGGGAAAGGCCACCGGCCTGATTGTGAGATATTTCGATATAAACATTGCCTGTCTTCAATTTAGACATTTTTAGCCTCCTGCTGCGGCGCTGCTGGTGCGGCGGCGAGCATTTTCGAGTAGCAATGCACTGTATTCAGCCAGAACCCAACCACCGATTGTCCAGCACGCAACATATCTTTTGTTGGGTCAATCGGAACAAGTTTCCATCCATTCGGAATCACCGGAGAGTTACCAGCCACCATTTTGTTGGCATCATCAGAATGGTCTACCATTTCGAGGTGTTGCTCGGTATGGTTTCCTCCCTGAAGCATGGCGGCGCGGCAGGCATTCCAGCCTCTCACCTCTGCAATAGCGGCAACAGCATCGACCGCGTACATTTTAAGAGGGTTGGGCATTGGTTTTTCTTCAGGTACTACTGGCACTGGAGGGGCGGCGTATACTTCAATTGTCCCATTATCAATAGGCCATTCTCCATCCTTGATGTAGTCACTTGTGCCATCGACCTGCTGTTCTGCAATGTGGAAAGCACCTATTGGTTTTGCTTCCAGCGATGCCAGAGCAATTCGTGCCAGTTCTTCCGCTTCTTCTGCTGGCAGTACAACGTTGCTGCCAGGTCCGTATGTTTCGCGCCACTGCTTGATTGTCAGCAGTCGCTCTTTGGTAATAGTGATCATGCCGCGTTTCCTTCTTTCTTATTAACAATTACACCGTCATATATTTCATTAAGGTGCCCTCTCAACTCCATGCGCCTTAATGCAGATAACATGTAATCGCATTCAACCTGCTTATTTCCAGTAAATGGCTTATCGTCAGGATTACCCCAACAGCAATTACCCTTGGGCCACCCATGTACTTTCCGTACTCTTCCGTTAACAACGTGAAGTAATCCCCAGCCAGGTGGTAAATCCTCAATTGAAATAATTCCCGGCTCACTAATAAAGAATCGCCAGTCGCCCATTCCAAGAGACGGATTTTTACGAAAACGCTTTTTTCTATCTGCTAACAAGTCAGCACGAGAACACTTCGCTTCTATCAGGCATGATGCTGAATTTCTGAATCCCATAGCATCTGGCTGTTCTCCGGTACTGGTTACAGCTATAAAGCGGTCATGAAAACAAACCTTGAACCCGTTGCGCTTAAGGAACTTATACGCAATCTGACAGAGTTCACGGTGTGTTAACGCCATATCACTCTCCTTTAGTGCGCAAGTGGTTTTTCCAGCGGTTTTGCGCCGCGCTGGGCTTTTTGCTAAAACCACAATCCATCATCCCGTAATATTTCATCAACCCCATCCGTCGGTTGCTGAGTCTCACCCACTGCCAGACGCCAGGAGCGTTTCTACGAACTAACAGAATCTTTGCTTTACGGTTTTTCATCGTTTTGCTCTCCTGCGTTTCTTTGCTTCGCGTCGTGCAGCCGCAATACCGGTATGGCGGCGCTTTGGTGCCGGGATGATGTTGTCAGCCATCAGGACATGCGGCTTCGCAATTAGCGCAGAAGCCCAAAAACGAGTCGGGTACGGTAACAAGCCGATACATGCCACACGCATTACTCACCTCCTTTGATGCGAATGCCAGCTGCGCTTGCTGATTCTTCATATGCGCGTTTAGCAGCGTTAAGGATTGCTGCCAGTGGCGTATAGCCGCCATCCATTCGGATTGTGTTGTGGATGCCAGCCATTGTGTCGCGCAATTTGCTGTGGCTAGCAGACAGTTCTGCTATGCGCTTCTCTGCGGATTCCAGCGCTGCAACCAATTCGTCTACAGTTCCGGCAGCTTGCAGTGCGTAATCGGTAATAGCCATCTCATGATCAATTTCAGTACCGTTCTCATTCGTTGAGGTGATAGCAAAATAATCAGAGTCGATTTCGTTATCAGCTAAGTGGCGTAGCGTATCGGCAACAAACTGACCGTTTTCGATTAACAGCTTCCCTACCGTTAGCGCAATATCCTCGTTCTCCTGATCGCGGCGTTTGATGTATTGCAGGTTTCTTTCCCGTTCATCCAGCAGTGCCAGCACAGTAACCGGATTGGATGCGGCGATGAATTCAGCATTGGCCTGCTGTTCCATTTGGAAATCTTCATCGAAACCGCTTTCAGGATGCGCTCCTTCAATTCTGCAAATGGGAAGATATCCAACAACGTCACGATGAATTAGCGCATCATCACAATCAAATCGGCTCTCTCCATATTCGAGCGACCACACACCACACGTTGCTTTCTCTGCCTTTTCACGCAGTGCCTGATAGTCAATCTTGCTCACTGGTTGCCTCCTTTGCGAAGCTGTTCCGCACAATGCAGCAGGGCGTCCGTCGCTTCTTTCACCGTAACGATGTCGCCATCGTCCAGCCCGGCAACCGTCGCGTCCTTAACGAACACCGAGCAAAGGTCATTAAACGCCTGCGCCCGTACTTCAGCCAGAAAAGCATCGGTGGCTGGGGTTTCCGTGAAGTTGTCCTCCCAACCGTAGTACTCCTGACGACAGAAGTTATTAAATTCCTTCTCCGACTGTTTAAGCGCCGCATTTTCCGCTGCCAGCGCCGCGCACTTGGCCTCCGCTTCAGCAAATTTACGCACCAGATATTCTGCGTTTGTTTCGTTAACCTTTAAATCTCGTGGGATGCATTTACCTTTCAGAAAACCATCCATCTCAATTAGTGACATTTGTTTCATTTCTTCCCACTCCGCCACATTGCATTCAGATATTTGTTTTGATTCACTGATGGAAACGAGTTTATCTTAAGCAATTCCTCTCTCGATGGCATTGGCTTTACGCGTTGGCGAATAATCATTTCTGCCGGAAGAATGCCGGGATTGTATGCAAGTCCTCTCATGGTAAATTCCTCAGTCATTACTGATAGCGCCATAGCGTGAGCGGTAATTACGCAGGCGCGGGTCAATTTCAGGGAAGTGGGTATATGTGGCTTTGCGGAATGGTCGGATTGATGTCTGGTAAATTCGCTCGCGTTCTTCTTTCTCTGCAAGCCATATACAGTGGCGAAATTCCTTTTCCTCTTTCGTTTCCTGCGGTAGAGCCATTATTCGATCGTAGTTTTTTCTGAATTTATCCAGCACCTCCGATACGGAATTGCCGGAACAGCGGCGTGGGTCATCCGCACCATACAGAGGCGCTGGCATAATTAAATCCTTATTTTTCTAAATCAGAATGGGATGGAATCGTCGTATACAGGAGTGTTCTGCTGGTTACTACTTTGCTGCTGCGGGCCATTTCCTGAAGCTGCAAATCCAATTTTTGCATTCAGTAATTCAAGAGTGATTGATTGACCATTTTGCCCCTGATAAACATCAACCCTGATGTTTTCTCCGGTAATTTCCACAATGCCACCTTCAACAAGAACACTACGGTAGTAATCCGCTTGCGCTCCCGGCTTGGCAAATACAACGGCGCTGTAGTTTGTCCATTCTTTCTTTTTTGTCTGGCGATCGTAATACTGAACGCCAGCACGGATGTTGAATCCGATATTTTCCCCGGCCTGAAACTCTCTTGCGGGCTTGTTTAGTCTTACAGTAATCGAATGTGCCATTAAGCAGCCGCTCCTTCTAATTCGTCTCGTCTGATGTTGTAAACGCCATGCGCTTTGTGCTGCTCCGGTGTGCCTTCGAGCATCTTCCACGCTTTGGCGAACGCCTGTTTAAGCTCTTCTACGGTGTTTTTCTGCATTGCTGCGTCAGTGAATGCTTTTAGAACCTGTTCAGGTGTAGGTGATGGCTTTGATTGCTTTGCTGCTGCGTTCTGCTGATGTTTATGCTCGTCGGTATCTGCATCTTTCGCATCATCAATGCCGAATAAACCATTGAGGCAATACTTGCGTGCATAAGAGCTTGTAGCTCCAGTAACTTGTGCAGAATCCATTCCTTTCTTGCTTTCTTCCTCTCGTGCAAGAGCGGTTGCCGTATGACTGTTTTCGCCATCGGTAATAGTTGCCGTGGCTTTCACGTAATACCGATCACCAATCAACACAACTTCATCGCTGATTGATAAAAACAGGCCATTCAGTAACGGCTTAACGCCTTCAAGAATGTCTTCGCAGCTTCTGTATTTATATTTGCCGAATGAGTTGTACTGATTCTTTGGCGCGTTCAGATTCTCCTGAATAGCTGCCAGTCTTGCGTAAAATTCTTTGCTCATATTATTGTTCTCAGAATGGACACGGCCCAAGGAAATAACGCTGATTTAATACTTCGACTCGGGACAAATTAAGGCATACCCGCATCCCTTCGCGGTCACCATTATGGCGATACCAGAGAGCTTTCTGCGTGTACATGCGTCTCTGTAACTTGCTCTCCTTCACTGTGGTTGCAAGTGACATGAATATCTCCTTCGTTACCGATTAAATCTTTCATCTGACGAATGAATTCTTCGTCTGACCAGTTATCTGTAAAACTCATTTCCTGCGATACCACGGAAGGTTGATAGCTGATTTCATCGCTTTATTTGCTTCAAACCACATTTTTGAATCACCAATAAATCTGGCTATTACTGCTTTGTTCTGTGCAGCACGAAGCATCTGGTGATTAATGGCTATTTCATTGCGCATAACGCCTCCAGTTGTTTCTTTGCTGCTCTGATTAATTGTTTAACTCGGCGTGATAATTCAGATTCGTGCGGGTAGAAAGCGGACATGACGCCGCTACCCGCTAAAATATATTCATTCATTATTTGCTCCTGTAGAATTCGCCGTGATGCTTTCTGGCAAAGTCGCAGTAAGCTTTTTTGGCATCTTCTAATTCATTAAAGTACCCTAGATGTTTTTTCTTCCCGTTTAATTTCCCATAGGCAGCCCACTTTCTACTTTCCTTCTTCCATGTGACTCCTTTGCAACCTGATTTGTTGAGGGTATTTATTTTACTATTCATTGAATTCTGTGAGTAAGTTGCAAGCCTCAGATTGCAAATTCTGTTATCTGTCTTTATGCCATTTATATGGTCGATAATACCTTCAGGCTCAACACCGAAAGTGATAATCCATGCAAGTCTATGTGCAGCATAGTGTCTTCCGTTAATGAAAATCCTTAAGTAGCCGCTTGTTGTTATTGTTCCGGCAGTTCCACCTATCTTCCTTGCTCCATAAGATTTTAGCCATGTGAACTCACCAGAAATAGGGTTATATTTGACAACATTATTAATCTCACTTAGGGAAATTAATTCAAGAATCTTTATAAGTGCCATTTTATATCCTATCAACTGCGTTCATTAATCAGCGTTTACGCTCATGAATAAACACCTCTCGTGAAGCGTTATTGGTATGCATATAAAAAGGCCCTCACACTGGAGGGCAAAGAAGATTTCCAATAATCAGAACAAGTCGGCTCCTGTTTAGTTACGAGCGACATTGCTCCGTGTATTCACTCGTTGGAATGAATACACAGTGCAGTGTTTATTCTGTTGTTTGTGCCAAAAATAAAGGCCACCGTCAGGCAGCCTTGTTGTAAATGTTGCAGGTATCAAGTAAGTAATTAGATGGAGCGCCATAAATTATGAATTCATCGTTTGTCGGGTCCATCTCCATCTCTTGGCCTATTGCCATTCTTGCGTCAGTGTCATCAGCGGCGAAGCATAAAACAGCCCACGCACCCATTGTTTTAAACAGAACTGCAATTGGCTGTGGTTTTACTGAATTTGCGTTAGCGCGAAAATCACAAATCGCACTTTCATGAAACTCCATATCTCACCTCAAATAAGTGGTTTGCTGCCAAAACAATGAACCATCCGGAAATTCCAGATAGTTCATAATTCACTCTTCAATACTTCCAACTTACTAATCGCCGATAGATATCCGCGCTGATAGGGCATCATCATTCCTTCGAGCTTGCCACTTCTTAACTCCTCCCTGAGCAATTGTATTGCTTGATCAATAACCTCTGCCTTAGCGTCCTTTATGGCTTGCTTGCGGGGCTTTGCTTTCTGCTTTGGCAGATTTCTCAAGCATGATGGAATGTATGTCTGATTCATCACTTACCTCGCTGTAACCTGCTTACTTGTACGATGACCAGCTGCGAAAAGCGCAACTTCTGGCAGGCAGACAGTACCACCTTCAACTTCCTTCTGAAGCGTTCCGGCAAGCGAAATGGCTTTTGTTACGCGTGTACTGCATGTGCTATTTGCTACCCGGCGCGAAAGAGAAGCGTCCTGCATTGCCTGCTCACGTTGAGCCTGTCTGCGTGCTCTGCGGCGATTTCTGGCGTTATCGTCAGCCAGATATGTAATGACTACTGTCATGTTGACCTCCGATGATTGACTTTGGCGGTGACGCGCCGGGTGCTTATCTTCCGGTTGCCGTCGTGCAGCTGCACTTCACGTCACCCCAAAGCCAACTACTCTTTGGTTCCCGCATTTCGGCGGGACAATCCCATCAATGTTAAAGAGCCTGCCAATCTGTTCCGTTTGGCTTCCAGCGTCCTGCTGATGGCTAAAGAATACTGTAGGTATTTTATTGTGTAAATACCCAAGGTATTTATTTTTGGTGAAATAATGATAAGCAAATGAATACAAAGGATATTTATTTTTTCGGTGTCTGCTTGTTCAGTGTTTTTTATGCGGGATATGTGAAGTGGATCCCGATAGCTATTGCTGCCGGGATTATGGGTTAGTCAGCGAAGGTTAAGACGAGAATTACCTTAATGATGTCTGCTACAACAGACACAGCCATAGATAAACCAAAGACGATCCAAGCCATAGAGATGTCTTCACTACCATCGTATAGCGTTCCGTAATCACTGGTGTAAGGCGTAAATGTCGCGCCTTGATACAACAGGTATAAGCTTGAACCATAGAGGATAAATGCAGATATCCCTTGTATTGCTATGATCACCAGAATCATGAAACGAGCTGATCTATGCGCCCAAGCCTGGCTTATTTTTTCTGATAGAGATTTCGCAATAAAAGCATGCGCTAAGCCGTAAATTGTCGAGATTGCCAACATCCCAAAAAAGCTTGATATAGCGGTTCCAACCATAATCGCCCCTTGCGTGATCAAACCAGCCTTAGTTTTGTCTCAATTGCAACGCCTATAATCTTGCAGTTTCCATTGATTGGCACGAGAGGCCATGCAGGATTAAGTCCCTTGAGGTATTTATTTCCGCCGTCGATTATCAGCTTCTTGAATGTTGCTTCGTTAGAGTCAGAAAGTTTTGCTATGACCAAGCTGCCGTTGATCGCCTCCCTTCCGGTATCGAAAAGAACGAATGTTCCCTCTGGAATGCTTAACCCAACCGGTGCCGTCATTGAATCACCTTCCACTTTAAGCCAGAACGCATTACCTTGAATATGCGCGTCAGACTCAAGCCAAACATCTATGTCTTTAATGGTGTATGGTTCGCATGCTTCACACCACGAGCCAGCCTGGATACTGCTTAACACCGGATACCTCTTTCCTGCTCTGTATTCCCCTGCATACCTTACGTTGGCATCGCTCTTAAGGCTTTCTGCCTGTTCTGCAACCTTGGCAGCAATTGACTGGCTAAAATCAGCAATTGAGACTTGCAACAAACGTGCAAAACCAGATGCGACCTCAACGTTTAGCGCGTTTCTGCCATTAAGATAATGCCCTACCGCTCCTTGGGTGATACCCAGTTCATCAGCGATTGAGTATTGGGTTATTCCCAATTCTTTCTTTTTTGACTCATACAAAGCCTTAAGCCGCTTAGCGTCTTCGAGCTGTTCTGTCGTCAGTGATTTTTTATTTTCCATAGCTTAATTCTAATAGCTAAGGTACTTAAACTAAAAATACCCTGAGTATTGATTGCTTTGAATACCTGTAGTATTCTTTGTTCATGGTTAATAACGGAGAGTGCATATGATTCGAATGACACTTGCCGATTACGCCAAAATCCATGGACAGGCTAAAGCAGCCAGTGACTTTGGTGTAATCCAGTGCGCTATCAGCAAGGCCATTCTGGCAGGCCGTAACATCATGGTTACGGTAAAGCCTGATGGCAGTGTGATTGGAGAGGAAGTTCGTCCTTTCCCAAGCAACAAGAAAAACAAATAGTAACACCGCTCTTTAACAGTCATGGTCATCATTCCCGCCGAAATGCGGGAATACAACGCGCATAATTTGATGCGCATAACTTCTTATTTGTTAAGGAAATACTTACATATGCAACTTACAAGTACTCGCAAGAAAGCGAATGCAATTACAAGCAACATCCTGAATCGAATTGCTGTACGTGGTCAGCGAAAGGTTGCCGACGCGTTAGGGATTAATGAATCGCAAATTTCGCGATGGAAAGATAGCTTCATCCCCAAAATGGGAATGCTTCTGGCTGTTCTTGAATGGGGTGTTGAAGACGAGGAGTTGGCGGAACTGGCTAAGAAAGTAGCCAGAATGCTGACAAAAGAAAAAGCCCCGAAGAACGGCGAATTCTTCGAGGCCTGATGTAGAAAGACTGGATCAATCCACAGGAGTCATTATGACAAAACAACTCAGTCCTTACCAGGACAAAATTCACAAACACATACTACGTGATCGCTTCCTGTCCAGCTTCAAGCAACCTGGTCGATTCCGGGCTGAGTTGGAAAAAGTGAAGCTGATGCAGAAGGAGAAAGGTCATGAGTAATATTGCAACCGTAACACATTTAAGGCCTTCACAACGGCCTGTGGAGCGTCGTGTGGCAGAAGTTGAAGATGGTTATACCCGTCTTGCAAATGCCCTGTATGAAGAGCTTATCGGCGCAGATTTAACGAAAAATCAGAGCAAGGTTGCCCACGCCATATGCCGTAAAACATACGGCTACGGTAAAAAGATGGATCGCATCTCTGATAGTCAGTTAGCTCAAATTACCAGGCTGCCAAGACAGAAGGTAAACAAGGCCAAGAATGAGCTTATCGCGATGAAGGTTATCCTTCGCGAAGGCCAGCAAATCGGGCCTAACAAGAACATCGAGGAATGGCAAATAGAAGGGTGTCACTACTCTGGTGATAATGTCACTGCATTGGTGACAAAAAGTGTCACCAAAACGGTGACAGCGCTGTCACCAAAACAGGGACACACAAAAGAAACTATTACAAAAGAAAAAAGAAATAATAAAAACACTATGTCCGAAAGTGTTCGGACGGAGTGTGAAAAATCACCTGACCATCACGAAGAAACCGACAAGGCATTCGAGGAAATATTCTGGTGTGCGGGCATGCGGAAAGCCGGGAAGAAAAACGCAGCTTCAGCATTCAGAACACAGTTCAGGGAATGGCGTAAAACTACCAGGGGTACGGCAAGCGAGTTTGCCACGATGCTGGCAGAAGACATCGCATGCAGGAATGGTAAGCAGTTCGGATTCGACAGGTTGTTACCATCGAGCTACCTGAACGGTCAGCGCTGGAACGACGAGAAGCCAGAAACCATTCAACCACAATCCAAACCATCATCCGCAATCACCGTATCGAAAACTGGCTACGTGTTTTTCGACAGGTGAACCATGAAATCAAAAATCAAATCGCTACTGGTCGCTGGTTATAACCACGGCTGGTTAAGTATTTCGTTTGTCGATTTCTGGTTTAAAAATCTCAATCTGAGGGAATCATGAGGCCAAGTGAACTTAGCGACCTGCTTTGGGCGCAGGTTGACAGGGTGGCTCCGCACCTGTTGCCAAATGGCAAGAAAGAGGGGCATGAGTGGGTTGCCGGTAACGTCAACGGTGACAAGGGAAACAGCCTTAAGGTCAACCTTAGCGGCAAGAAAAAATGGGCTGATTTCGCTGAGGGAGACGGCGGTGACATGCTTGATTTGTGGATGGCATGTCGTGGAATTAACCTGCATCAGGCTATGCAGGAAGCGAAAGCATTTCTCGGTATCAAGGATGACGATCACCATTTCGATGCCAGACGTGAGAAGAAATTCTCCAGACCTGATCGCAAGAAAATCGCCCGCTACGTTACCAGAACAGAATCCCATCTTGAGTACCTGCAATCGCGTGGCATATCGCCAGAAGTCGTAAAGCGCTACGAGGTTGTCAGCGGCAAGGTGTGGAATGGAGAACGAGAACTGGATGCTCTGGTGCTTCCGTACAAACGCGATGGTGAGTTGTTGCAGGTCAAGCGAATCAGCACTGAGCGCCCGGACGGGAAGAAAGTCATTATGGCAGAAGGTGATTGCGAACCTTGTCTGTTCGGATGGCAGGCTCTGGACGCTGGCGTGAGGGCGGTTGTACTTTGCGAAGGCGAAATTGATTGTATGAGCTATGCGCAATATGGCATCTCGGCGTTATCCGTGCCGTTTGGTGGCGGGAAAGGAGCTAAACAGCAGTGGATTGAGTTTGAGTATCACAACCTCGACAGGTTTGAGGAAATATTCATCTCGATGGACGTTGATGATGTTGGTCGTGAAGCCGCAAGGGAAATCGCAAGCCGACTCGGTGAACATCGTTGCCGTCTTGTTACTCTGCCGTACAAAGACATCAACGAATGCCTGATGAACGGTGTTACCGAGGATGAAATCTGGCAGTACATCGGCACGGCATCCTACTTCGATCCTGAAGAACTCTACAGCGCGCGAGAGTTTTACCAGGACACTATCAACGCTTTCTACGGCAAGCAGCAGTATCTGTTTAATCCACCGTGGGAATCTCTGGCAGATAAATTCCAGTTCCGTGAGGCCGAGTTGACGCTGGTCAATGGTGTGAACGGTCACGGAAAAACGGAGGTTGTCGGGCATATGGCACTTGAGGCAATGCGTCAGGGTGTGAAGACGTGCATCGCGTCACTTGAGCTGAAGCCTGGTATTCTCCTTAAGCGCCTTACCCGTCAGGCGACGTGCTGCAAGATGCCGCCAGTGCTGGAAATTGACTCTGCATTTAAATTTTATGACGAAAGACTTTGGGTGTTTGGCCTGACCGGAACGGCGAAAGCCGACAGGCTGATCGAAATATTCGACTACGCTCGCCGCCGATACGGCATCCAGTTATTCATTATCGACAGCCTGATGAAATGTGGCATAGGCGACGATGACTATAACGGGCAGAAGGCGTTTGTTGACTCGATTTGCGACTTCAAAAACAAAACAAACTCCCACGTCATTCTCGTTACTCACTCGCGAAAAGGAGACAGCGAAGAAAAACCAACCGGGAAAATGGACGTAAAAGGCTCTGGAGCGATAACAGACCTGACAGACAACCTTTTCATCATCTGGCGTAACAAGGCTCGCGAGAGAGCGTTACAGAGAGTTCAGAGTGGTGAAAAGATGTCAGAGAAGGACGAACAGCTACTGGCATCTCCGGCATCTGTTTTGATGCTTGAAAAACAACGTAACGGTGAAGGTTGGGAAGGTGGTGTCCCGTTGTTCCTTGACGAGCAATCGCACCAGTTCCTGCAACTTGAATCAGGATCGCCATATAGCTACATCGCCAATATGCCGAAATCGGAATATGACGAGGCGTGGCGACAGGAAAACGTGACAGAGTATTAAATGACCATCTACATCACTGAGCTTGTAACAGGCCTGCTGGTAATCGCAGGCCTTTTTATTTGGGGGAGAGGGAAGTCATGAAAAAACTAACCTTTGAAATTCGATCTCCAGCACATCAGCAAAACGCTATTCACGCAGTACAGCAAATCCTTCCAGACCCAACCAAACCAATCGTAGTAACCATTCAGGAACGCAACCGCAGCTTAGACCAAAACAGGAAGCTATGGGCTTGCCTTGGTGACGTCTCTCGTCAGGTTGAATGGCATGGTCGCTGGCTGGATGCAGAAAGCTGGAAGTGTGTGTTTACCGCAGCATTAAAGCAGCAGGATGTTGTTCCTAACCTTGCCGGGAATGGCTTTGTGGTAATAGGCCAGTCAACCAGCAGGATGCGTGTAGGCGAATTTGCGGAGCTATTAGAGCTTATACAGGCATTCGGTACAGAGCGTGGCGTTAAGTGGTCAGACGAAGCGAGACTGGCTCTGGAGTGGAAAGCGAGATGGGGAGATCGGGCTGCATGACTATCAAATCAAATACGCCAGCACACGACAAGGACTGCTGGCAAACGCCGCTTTGGCTTTTTGATGCACTGGATATTGAGTTTGGATTCTGGCTGGATTCGGCAGCGAGCGACAAAAATGCTCTGTGTGCTCACTGGCTAACTGAGGCCGACGACGCGCTCAATTCTGAGTGGGTAAGCCACGGTGCAATCTGGAATAACCCACCGTACAGCAATATCAGGCCGTGGGTGGAAAAAGCCGCTGAGCAGTGCATACAACAGCGACAGACGGTAGTGATGCTTGTGCCAGAGGATATGTCAGTCGGATGGTTCAGCAAGGCTCTGGAGAGTGTCGACGAAGTTCGCATTATCACTGATGGACGGATTAATTTTATCGAACCATCGACGGGGCTGGAGAAGAAGGGAAACAGCAAAGGCTCCATGCTGCTGATTTGGCGACCGTTCATCAGTCCTCGACGGATGTTTACTACTGTATCCAAAGCGGCATTGATGGCGATCGGGCAGGGCGTCAGGAGGTACGAATGAGACGACAGCGACGAAGTATCACCGACATCATCTGCGAAAACTGCAAATACCTTCCAACGAAACGCTCCAGAAATAAACGCAAGCCAATCCCAAAAGAATCTGACGTAAAAACCTTCAATTACACGGCTCACCTGTGGGATATCCGGTGGCTTAGAGAACGTGCGAGGAAAACAAGGTGATTGACCAAAATCGAAGTTACGAACAAGGAAGTGTCGAGCGGGCTTTAACGTGCGCTAACTGCGGTCAGAAGCTGCATGTGCTGGAAGTTCACGTGTGTGAGCACTGCTGCGCAGAACTGATGAGCGATCCGAATAGATCAATGTACGAGGAAGAAGACGATGAATGAGTTAATAAATGGCAATGCCATCAAAATGACAAGCATTGAAATCGCTGAGTTGGTTGGTAAGCGTCATGACAATGTGAAACGTACCATCGAAACGCTGGCTAAAAATGGTGTTATCCGGCTTCCTCAAATTGAGGATCGTGGAAGAATCAATGGGTTAGGCTTAAATCAAAGTTTTTGTGTGTATGTATTCGAAGGCGAACAAGGAAAGCGAGACAGTATTGTCGTTGTAGCCCAGTTGTCGCCGGAATTCACCGCTCGTCTTGTTGACCGTTGGCGAGAGCTTGAAGAAACTGCGGTTAATATCCCCAAAACGCTACCAGAAGCGTTGCGCCTTGCTGCTGATCTTGCTGAGCAGAAAATGCAACTGGAAAACCAGCTCGCAATTGCCGCACCTAAAGTTGAGTTTGCCGATCGAGTTGGCGAGGCCAGCGGAATTTTGATTGGAAACTTTGCAAAGGTTGTCGGTATTGGTCCAAACAAACTGTTTGCGTGGATGCGTGATCACAAAATCCTTATTGCTTCAGGTTCCCGGCGAAATGTGCCAATGCAGGAATATATGGATCGCGGCTATTTCACCGTAAAAGAAACAGCGGTCAACACAAATCACGGAATACAGATATCGTTCACTACAAAAATCACCGGACGTGGCCAACAGTGGCTGACCAGAAAGCTGCTCGATAACGGAATGCTGAAAGTAACCGGGGAGGCTGCTTAATGGCTAACCTACGCAAAGAAGCACGCGGCAGAGAATGCCAGGTACGTATTTACGGCGTATGCAATGGCAACCCTGAAACTACAGTTCTGGCACATTACCGGATGGCTGGAATTTGCGGAACGGGAATGAAGCCTGACGACCTGATCGGCGCATGGGCTTGTAGTGACTGCCACGCGGAGATCGACCGACGCACCCATAACCTCGACAACAAAGACGCCAGACTTTACCACCTCGAAGGCGTGATCAGGACGCAGGCGATACTGCTGAAGGAGGGGAAGATTAAACCATGAACGAATATCAGTTTGTGCTTCCATACCCGCCGTCGCTGAACACCTACTGGCGAAGACGGGGAAGCCAATACTACATCAGCGATAAAGGCCAGAAATACCGAAAAGACGTTCAGCAAATCATCCGCCAACTTAAGTTAGACATTTTCACCAAATCACGACTCCGCATCAAAGTCATCGCAGACGTTCCAGACTCCCGCCGCCGCGACCTCGACAACATCCTGAAAGGTTTACTCGATTCCCTTATCCACGCCGGATTTGCGGAAGACGACGAGCAATTCGATGACATTCGCGTAATTCGTGGTGTGAAAGTACCAGGCGGACGGCTTGGAATAAAAATCACCGAACTGGAGAACGCATGAACGCCACAATTCAAACGATACCAGAGCTTCTTATCCAGACACGAGGCAATCAGACCGAAGTGGCGAGGATGCTTTCCTGTGCAAGAGGAACAGTGCTCAAGTACAACCGAGACAGCAAAGGTGAGCGTCACGTAATAGTTAACGGCGTCCTGATGGTCAAACAGGGCAAGAGGGGAAGACGATGAGCATAAGAGAACTAAACCTCACCAAAGAGCAGCACGAGTGGCTGAATGGCTGGCTTGAACTGTGGGGCGCATGGGTTTATTCAGGTCGTCTGGAAAAGCGCATGAGCAGCGTAATAGCGAAGTTCATGGAGAGCGTAGAGCCGGGAAGAATTATGACAAGGCCAATGTGTAATGATGATGATGGAATGTTGATTTCTCAGGTCGTCGATTCCGTCATGTACATTGACAAGAAAGCCTTTGGCATCCTCCTCAGCTACTACGCTCATGGTTCATCTAAGCGAGCAATTGCATCCTACTATCACGCGACTGCAAAGCCACGCAAGATGTGTGGACGTGGTGGCGAGGGATGGAGAAAACCTTCACTGGCAACCTGTAGAAACGAAATTGACGACATCCTGAAAGCGTCGTTATTTGTTTTGTACCAGCCAATGCAAAATGCTTTCAAAATGCGTAAACGTGTTGAGAAAGTTAAGCATGTTGCTGTTAAAAGCCTTGACATGCAATTATCCATTTAGCCATAATATTCACATATGCTGCTGCTTTTGCATTCAGCAACCATCACAAGCCCACCTCCTGTGGGCTTTTTTGCATTCGCGTGCAATCAAAACAAGAGTCTTAGTGATATGGGCCTGAGATATGGTGGTGGAAACATCGCTCCGCTCTTGGCTGTCATATCTACGCGAACAGGCTCTATCCCTAAGGTAAAGCGATGAAAGAAATAAAATTAACGCCAGAAATGGTGCTTTCTGTTGTTGATTACAATCCATCATCAGGCGACTTTCACTGGAGATGGAGGCGGGGAAGAGAGAGGACCACTTTGACATGGAACTCTCGTTTTGCTTTCAAGAAATGCTCATCAATAAATTCTGATGGGTATTTAATGATTATGATTAATGGTAAAGCATACCCTGCTCACAGACTGGCATGGTTGATTGTTTATGGCACCATGCCCGATGGTTTTATTGATCACATCAACAGGGTAAGAACAGATAACCGGATATCAAATCTTCGTCTTGTCACTCATTCCGAAAATATGCAGAACAGGAAAATTCAGAAGAATAATAAATCTGGATACCGTGGCGTGTCTTGGGATGCTAAGTACGGGAAATGGAGAGCAAGAATTAATGCGTCTGGAAAGTGTATTAACCTTGGATACCATGATACTGCCGAACTTGCCGCTGCGGCTTTTGAGGCCGCCAGAATGAAATATCATACCGTTTAAAGATGTAAGCTGCCGTTAGTGACTCTTAAGTTGCAACGGTGGCTTTTTTTATTTGCACAACAGGTAAGAGCATTGAGTCGATAATCGTGAAGAGTCGGCGCGCCTGGTTAGCCAGTGCTCTTTCCGTTGTGCTGAATTAAGCGAATACCGGAAGCAGAACCGAATCACCAAATGCGTACAGGCGTCATCGCCGCCCAGCAATAGCACAACCCCAACTGAGCCGTAGCCTCTGGCTATCCTGAATTCATCAGTGATAGTTACGCTGCGGCATTCTACGCATGACCTTCGTGAAAGCGGGGGGGCAAGAGGCTGCGCTAACAACCTCCTGCCGTTTTGCCCGTGCATATCGGTCACGAACAAATCTGATTACTAAACACAGTAGCCTGGATTTGTTCTATCAGTAACCGACCTTATTCCTAATTAAATAGAGCAAATCCCCTTATTGGGGGTAAGACATGAAGATGCCAGAAAAACATGACCTGTTAGCCGCCATTCTCGCGGCAAAGGAACAAGGCATCGGGGCAATCCTTGCGTTTGCAATGGCGTACCTTCGCGGCAGATATAATGGCGGTGCGTTTACAAAAACAGTAATCGACGCAACGATGTGCGCCATTATCGCCTGGTTCATTCGTGACCTTCTCGACTTCGCCGGACTAAGTAGCAATCTCGCTTATATAACGAGCGTGTTCATCGGCTACATCGGTACTGACTCGATTGGTTCGCTTATCAAACGCTTCGCTGCTAAAAAAGCCGGAGTAGAAGATGGTGGAAATCAATAATCAACGTAAGGCGTTCCTCGATATGCTGGCGTGGTCAGAGGGAACTGATAACGGACGTCAGAAAACCAGAAATCATGGTTATGACGTCATTGTTGGCGGAGAGCTATTCACTGATTACTCCGATCACCCTCGCAAACTTGTCACGCTAAACCACAAACTCAAATCAACAGCAGCCGGACGTTACCAGCTTCTTTCCCGTTGGTGGGATGCCTATCGTAAGCAGCTTGGCCTGAAAGACTTCTCTCCCAAAAGCCAGGACGCTGTGGCACTGCAACAGATTAAAGAGCGTGGCGCTTTACCGATGATTGATAGCGGTGATATCCGTCAGGCAATCGACCGTTGCAGCAATATCTGGGCTTCACTGCCGGGGGCTGGTTACGGTCAGTTCGAGCATAAGGTTGACAGCCTGATTGCAAAATTCAAAGAAGCTGGCGGAACGGTCAGAGAGATTGAGGTATGAGCAGAGTCACCGCGATTATCTCCGCTCTGATTATCTGCATCATCGTCTGCCTGTCATGGGCTGTTAATCATTACCGTGATAACGCCATCGCCTACAAAGAGCAGCGCGATAAGGCCACATCCACAATCGCTGACATGCAGAAGCGTCAACGTGATGTAGCAGAACTTGACGCCAGATACACAAAGGAGCTTGCTGATGCTAACGCGACTATCGAAAGCCTCCGTGCTGATGTTTCTGCTGGTCGTAAGCGCCTGCAAGTCGCCGCCACCTGTGCAAAGCCAACGACCGGAGCCAGCAGCATGGGCGATGGAGAAAGCCCAAGACTTACAGCAGATGCTGAACTCAATTATTACCGTCTCAGAAGTGGAATCGACAGGATAACCTCGCAGGTTAACTACCTGCAGGAGTACATCAGGACGCAATGCCTTCGATGATAGCGATAATTTTACTCATCATCCTTCACATCTGGCTTTGTAGACAGGGTGGTGATCACTTCTGGAGTGAATCCAGATTAAACATCTCATTGCTGATGCTTGATATTGAGCATCTGGCGCGCGGTAAGGGGCTGCGTTGAGATAAGAGCCAGTCATTACAAATACCAGGATTTAGCCTCGCATTTGCGGGGCTTTTTTACATCTGCAGTAAACCGCGCATCGCAGCGCGTAACAATCCCGAGTCTTTCAGAAAGCTGAGCCTGAGAATTGCCGTATATGGTGGCGACCATCTCGGGGACGGCTTTTCTGTGCGAACAGGCTCATCTTTCTAAAAGGTAAACGCTATGAACAACTTTGTTGAAATTACCTCAAGAAAGACATCTTAATCAAGCAACCACTCCACAGGGTCATAATTATGAACGACCAGCAAATCGAAAAAGAAATCGTTGAGAAAGGCAAAACGGCACCGCGAATCACCCCGCAGCACATCGAAGACGTGATTAAAAGCGAGCATTACTTTACTGCTTATGATGGACGTAATGGTGCCATTTCCAGCAACGAATATTGTGGCAGAGAAAAACCAGAAGAAGGCGATCGTGATTTATCGCCATTGAAGTTGCTCACTTTCTGCGTACTGGTGCTGAAGAATGGCTTCACCGTCACCGGAGAGAGTGCCTGTGCAAGTCCGGAAAATTTTGATGCAGAAATTGGTCGGAAGATTGCCCGGCAGAATGCTGTAAACAAAATCTGGATGCTCGAAGGTTACTTGCTGAAGCAGAAGCTAAGCGAACAGTAGTTATTACAAAAGCCATTCCCTACAGAGTGGCTTTGATAATGGCTTATACCCTACACGGGATAACTTAACTGATATCCCTTTTAACGGATAAACGGAGCCAACAATGGCAGAGATTATTCCCATGACTGAAGAACAGAAATTCCAGTTAGAGATTTACAAACTGGTCATGAACCAGAACGCAGCCGCAGAAGAAGCATTTCAGTTCATTGGCACTGACGAGCTGAAGCTTGAGCTATTCAAAATTCACTTCCAGTCAGGCGGCGCTAATTCAGATATCACGACCCGCACTATCGAAGCGGTACGTAAATCGAAGGAAGCGTTAGACCTGTTCACTACCGGAGTGTAAGAGATGACTGAACAAGAAATGCCGAGATACCAGTGCCACAAAAAAGTTCGCGCCCTGAAGATTGGCTCTATAGAACATAAGCCAAACCCAGATCAGTCTGGTAAGACTGGCTCTTCTAGTTATGGGGCAATTATTCATCCGGATGATAAGAAATACGCAGCATTTGATGTTAGCGCGGAATATATCTGTAAGCACCGACCAATGTCTGGAGGCTATTACGTTGTCTATGAGGATGGATATGAATCATATTCTCCTGCTGAGGTATTTGAGTCTGGATATTCAAAATTATAGGAATCCTCTATGACAAGCGTCGTTGATCTTGGTAAGGAGAAGAAATTCCCAATTACTCAAGAGCTATACGAGCGGCTTGAAAGCGTCATCCATGATTACGATGGTGAAATCAGTTTATGCGAGGCGATTGGCACACTCGAATTGCTGAAGCAGTCACTGATTGAAGGCGCGAAAGAGTCCTCAGCCTGAAATGACAACTAAGTGAGATGAATATGGCAGCACCAAAGGGCAACCGATTTTGGGAGGCCCGCAGTAGTCATGGGCGAAATCCTAAATTCGAATCGCCTGAGGCGCTGTGGGCTGCTTGTTGTGAATACTTCGAGTGGGCTGATGATAACCCGCTATGGGAGGGTAAGGTATTTTCATATCAGGGAGAAATAATTAAGGCTAATGTCCCTAAGATGCGAGCCATGACTATTTCAGGATTGTGTACCTTCCTTGATATCACCAGGCAAACATGGGGAACCTTCCGGTCAATGGAAGGTTTTTCTGACGTCACATCACGAGCGGAAGACATCATCTACGACCAGAAATTCTCTGGCGCAGCCGCTGACCTTCTCAACGCTAACATCATCGCCCGTGATTTGGGCCTCAAAGAGCAGTCGCAAGTTGAAGACGTGACACCTGATAAGGGAGATCGCGATAAGCGACGCTCTCGTATCAAGGAGCTATTCAACCGTGGAACTGGACGCGATTCTTGATAACCTGAGCGACGAAGAGCAAATCGAGTTGCTCGAGCTACTCGAAGAAGAAGAGAACTACCGGAACACACACCTGCTATATGAATTTACGCCATACAGCAAACAGCGTGAGTTCATCGACGCCGGGCATGACTATCCAGAGCGCTGTTTTATGGCTGGTAACCAGCTTGGTAAGTCATTTACTGGGGCTGCTGAAGTCGCGTTTCACCTTACCGGGCGTTATCCGGGAACAAAAGGCTATCCGGCTGATGGTAAATATGGTGGGGAGTGGAAAGGTAAGCGTTTCTATGAGCCTGTTGTCTTCTGGATTGGCGGCGAGACAAACGAGACTGTAACCAAAACGACTCAACGCATCCTGTGTGGTCGTATCGAAGAGAATGATGAGCCAGGCTACGGTTCCATACCTAAAGAAGACATCATTAGCTGGAAGAAGTCTCCTTTCTTTCCGAACCTTGTTGATCATCTTCTGGTTAAGCATCACACGGCTGATGGCGTTGAAGATGGAATTTCAATCTGCTACTTCAAACCATACTCGCAAGGCCGCGCTCGCTGGCAGGGTGACACAATCCACGGCGTGTGGTTTGACGAAGAGCCACCATACAGCATTTATGGCGAAGGTCTTACCCGTACCAACAAATACGGGCAATTCTCAATTCTGACGTTTACCCCGCTGATGGGGATGTCTGACGTTGTTACCAAGTTCCTGAAGAATCCCAGCAAGTCGCAGAAAGTGGTCAACATGACCATCTATGACGCTGAGCACTACACCGACGAGCAGAAAGAGCAAATCATCGCATCCTATCCTGAGCATGAGAGAGAGGCGCGTGCTCGCGGTATTCCTACGATGGGTAGTGGTCGAATCTTCCAGATACCGGAAGAGACAATTAAGTGTCAGCCGTTCGAGTGTCCTGATCACTTCTACGTAATTGGCGGGATGGATTTCGGATGGGATCACCCACAGGCGCAGGTTCAGCTTTGGTGGGATAAGGACGCAGACACAATCTACGTTTCACGCGTGTGGAAGGCGAAAGAAAAAACAGCCGTTCAGGCATGGGGAGCCGTTAAATCATGGGCGCATAAAGTGCCAACCGCATGGCCTCATGACGGAAACCAGCATGAGAAGGGCGGCGGTGAGCAGCTCAAAGGGCAGTATGCAGACGCTGGTTTTATGATGTTGCAGGAGCATGCGACATGGCCTGATGGCGGTAATGCTGTGGAGCCTGGCATCACTGAATTGCGCGACATGATGCTCGATGGTCGCTTCAAAGTATTCAACACCTGTGAGCCATTCTTTGAGGAGTTCCGCCTCTATCACCGTGATGAAAACGGGAAAATCGTCAAGCTTAACGACGACGTTCTCTCAGCCGTTCGCTATGCATACATGATGCGCCGCTTCGCAAAAATGATGCGCGACATCAAAAAACCAAAAGAGAAAAAGATACCAGCCCCAATCAGGCCCATCGCACGGAGAACTTAAATGGCCGACGAAAACAGACTCAATTCCATTCTGTGTAAGTTTGACGCAGACTGGATGGCGAGCGATGAAGCCAGAACCGAGGCGACAAATGACCTGTATTTTAGCCGAGTGTCGCAATGGGATGACTGGCTATCAAACTACACTACCCTGCAATATCGCGGACAATTCGATGTTGTTCGCCCGGTGGTCAGGAAGCTGGTCGCAGAGATGCGCCGTAACCCTATCGACGTTCTATTCAGACCAAAAGACGGCGCTAATCCTGATGCAGCCGATGTGTTGATGGGGATGTATCGTACTGATATGCGCCATAACACGGCAAAAGTTGCCGTTAACGTTGGCGTTCGTGAGCAGATAGAGTCCGGCGTTGGTGCATGGCGTCTGGTCACGCAGTACGAAGACAACGACCCAACAAGCAACAATCAGGTAATCCGACGCCTGCCAATCCATGAAGCCTGCTCACACGTCATATGGGACGCAAACAGCAAGCAGATGGATAAGAGCGACGCTAAGCACTGCACGGTGATTAACGCCTTGTCGCGCAATGGCTGGAAAGAGTTCGCAGAGGATTACGGTATTGATCCGGACACCTTGCCATCTTTCCAGAATCCAAACGATACATGGCTGTTTCCGTGGGTATCGAATGATGTAGTCTACGTCGCTGAGTATTACGAGGTCGAAGAGAAGAAAGAGAAAGTCTTCATCTACCGCGACCCGCTGACAGGTGAGCCGGTCAGCTATTACCAGCAGGATATCAAAGACGTCATCGACGACCTGGCTAATCGTGGATTCATTAAGGTAGCAGAGCGCAAGGTGAAGCGTCGGCGTGTGTATAAGTCGATCATCACCTGCACGCAGATACTGAAAGACCGCGAGAAGATAGCTGGAGAGCATATCCCAATCGTTCCTGTGTATGGCGAATGGTCATTCGCTGGTGACAAGGAGTGCTACGAGGGCGTGGTAAGGCTGACGAAAGACGGTCAACGCCTTCGTAACATGATCATGTCGTTCAACGCCGATATTGTTGCTCGTTCACCGAAGAAGAAACCGACCTTCTTCCCTGAGCAAATCGAAGGCTACGAATACATGTACGGTGGAAATGATGACTATCCGTACTATCTGCAGAACAAGACCGATGAAAACGGTAACGACCTTCCGATTGGTCCAATATCCTACATGGAAAACCCTGAAGTGCCGCAAGCCAACGCTTACATGCTTGAGGCTGCCACCAACGCAGTGAAAGAGGTGGCTAGTCTTGGCGTGGATGCGCAGGCAGCAAACGGTCAGGTCGCTTTCGATACCGTCAATCAACTGAACATGCGGGCAGACCTTGAGACATACGTGTTTCAGGATAACCTGGCTACCGCAATGCGACGTGATGGCGAGATTTATGCCTCAATGGTCAACGATATTTATGACGTTCCTCGTCATGTAACGCTGACACTTGAAGATGGAAGCGAGAAAGATGTTCAACTCTATGCGCAAGTTGTCGATTACCAGTCCGGCAATGTGGTCACACTCAACGACATTCGCGGTCGCTATGAGTGCTATACAGACGTCGGACCATCCTTCCAGAGTATGAAGGAACAGAACCGCGCAGAGATTCAGGAGTTGCTAACCAAGGTTCCGCAAGGTACTCCAGAGTTCCAGATGCTGATGCTGCAATACTTCACGCTGCTTGACGGTAAAGGCGTCGAGATGATGCGAGAGTACGCGAACAAGCAACTGGTGATGATGGGGCTGAAGAAACCAGAAACACCTGAAGAGATGGAGATGGTACAGCAGGCACAACAACAGCCGCAGCAGCCATCAGCAGAGCAAATTCAGGCGCAGGGTATCCTTCTGCAAGGTCAGGCTGAATTGCTCAAGGCAGAGAACCAACAGGCGCAGATTCAGGTTGAAGCCGCCAAGGTTGAAGCCCAAAACCAACTCAACGCCGCGAAGATTGCGGAAATCTTCAACAATATGGACCTCGACAAGCAGGCAGAACTGCGTGAGTACCTCAAGCTCGTAGGTCAATTCCAGCAACAGCGCAGCAAAGATGCTCGCGCTAACGCTGAGCTGCTTCTTAAAGATGCAGACCAGACTCATTCACAACGCATGGATTTCGCGAATCTTATGCGTCAAGTTCAAATCCCCTCCGGCGGAGTAGCCGAGACACCTCAATAAGAGAGAGTTAATCATGAACCAAACCACCGACATTCAGGCTTCTGAAGAATTAACCCTGCCCGGCAATCATGCAGCGGCATCTGCTGATGGCTTAGTTGTCGATAATGCCAACGACAACGCAGGTCAGGAAGGAGGCTTCGAGATTGTCCTGAAAGACGATGAGAAACCAAAACAAGACCCGGCAACTAATGCTGAATTTGCCCGTCGCCGCATCGAACGCAAACGCCAGCGTGAGCTTGAGCAGCAGATGGAAGCGGTTAAGCGTGGAGAATTGCCGGAGCACCTGCGGGTGAACCCTGAGTTACCAAAACAACCAGACCCTAACGATTATCTTTCCGAAGATGCACTGGCTAAGTACGACTATGACCAGAGCCGCGCACTGGCTGCCTTCCAGCAGGCAAACAGTGAATGGCAGATCAAGGCTATGGACGCACGAAGCCAGGCTGTCGCCGAGCAGGGTCGCAAAACTCAGGAGTTCACCCAGCAATCAGCGCAATACGTCGAGGCAGCCCGTAAGCACTACGACGCAGCGGAAAAGCTCAATATCCCTGACTATCAGGAGAAAGAGGATGCATTCATGCAACTGGTGCCGCCAGCAGTCGGTGCCGACATCATGCGCCTCTTCCCGGAGAAATCCGCCGCTCTCATGTATCACCTTGGTGCTAATCCTGAGAAAACACGCCAGTTGCTGGCGATGGACGGGCAATCCGCGCTGATTGAACTCACTCGACTGTCAGAACGTTTAACTCTCAAGCCTCGAGCCAAACCTGTTTCAGAAGCCCCGTTACCTGATGAACCCATTCAGGGACACGCTGTTGCTGCAAATATCTCTGCGATTGAAAAGCAGATGGAAGCGGCAGCAAACAAAGGGGATGTAGAGACATACCGCAAGCTCAAGGCGCAACTGAATAAAGGAATTCGATAATGGCATTAAATGAAGGTCAACTGGTCACGTATGCTCTGGATGAAATCATCGAAACCGTCCAGAACCTGACGCCAATGGCGTCCAAAGTGACAAAATACACCCCTCCGGCAGAATCCATGCAGCGTTCAAGCAACACCGTGTGGATGCCTGTTGAGCAGGAAGCGCCAACCCAGACTGGCTGGGATTTAACTGGCAACGCAACCGGGATTCTGGAACTCTCCGTTAAATGCAACATGGGCGATCCGGATAACGATTTCTTCGAGCTTCGTGCAGATGACCTGCGTGATGAGCGTTCTTACCGTCGCCGCATCCAGGCATCCGCCAAAAAACTGGCGAATAACATTGAGTCAGCAATTGCCAAACAGGCAACTGAAATGGGCTCGCTTGTTGTTCACGATACCCGCGCAATTGGTCCATCTACTGGCCTGTCTGGCTGGGATTTTGTGTCTGATGCAGAGCGCCTGATGTTCTCCCGTGAGCTAAACCGCGATATGGGCATCAGTTACTTCCTGAACCCTGACGATTACCGCAAAGCAGGCCGCAACCTGGTAGATGGTGACATCTTTGGGCGCGTTCCTGAAGAAGCGTATCGCAACGGTACTATTCAGCGTCAGATTGCTGGCTTTGATGAAATTCTTCGCTCACCGAAACTTCCGGCAGTTACCAAGTCAACCGCTACTGGTGTAACTGTTTCTGGTGCGCAGAAGTTTAAGCCGCAGGCATACACCCTTGATACCGATGGTAACAAAGAGAACGTCGACAACCGTGTTGCAACGGTGACCGTATCCTCCACCACCGGATTTAAGCGCGGCGACAAAATCAGTTTCACTGGTGTGAAATTCCTGTCTCAGATGGCGAAGAACGTGCTGACTGATGATGCTACTTTCTCAATCACCCGTGTGATCGATGGTACTCACATCGAAATCACGCCGAAACCGATTGCACTGGATGACGCTTCACTGACAAAAGAAGAGAAGGCTTACGCTAACGTAAACACCTCTCTTGCTGATACCACTCCGGTAAACGTTCTGAACGTGGCAACAACCACCGCTAACGTGTTCTGGGCTGATGACTCAATCCGTCTGCTGTCTCAGCCGATCCCGGTAACCCATGAACTGTTTGCTGGCATGAAAACGTCTTCCTTCAGCATTCCTGGTATTGGTGTTAACGGCATCTTCGCAACGCAGGGTGATATCAACACTCTGTCTGGTAAGTGCCGTATTGCTGTGTGGTATTCAGCATGTGCTGTACGGCCAGAGGCAATTGGTGTTGGTCTGCCTAACCAGACCGCGTGATAACCAGAGGGAGCTTCGGCTCCCGTTTTTATCTGGAGACAAGCATGACACACATGATCTTTCGTCATGGCGACATGAAGAAGTGGAAAGGCGTTGGCTACGACTTTGAAATCGTGAAAGCCGAAGAGCTTCAGGAATATCTGGATGCTGGCTGGTTTTCACATCCTGATGACCTTTTGAAGGATGTTGCAGAGCCAGAGCCAGAGCCAGAGCCAGAGCCAGAGCCAGAGCCAGAAGAAAAACAGCGTAAAAAGCCTGGTCGAAAACCTAAGGCGGCAGCAGATGAACCTGACAACGAAGGGTGATTTAGTCCTTGCGGCATTACGTAAGCTCGGTGTGGCATCAAATGCCACGTTAACCGATGTCGAACCGCAGTCTATGGAAGACGGCGTCAACGACCTTGAAATGATGATGGCTGAATGGCTTGGAGGTGATGCGTCACCTGGTATCAACGTTGGCTACATTTTCGCTGATGCAGATGTCGCTCCAGATCCGGGCGATGAGCACGGTTTATCAAATAACGCTATCAATGCTGTTATTTTCAACCTTGCCTGCCGCATTGCACCGGATTATGCGCTGGAAGCGCCTGCAAAACTTATAACCACTGCCAGATACGGGAAAGAGCGACTCGTCAAACTGTCTGCAATGGACAGAGCAAAAGCCGCTAAATGTAAGTCCGGTTATCCAAACCGTATGCCTGTTGGTAGCGGTAACCAGTTGGCGAAGTGGAACGGTTGGAATTACTTCCACCGAAAGGAACCTTGCGATAACGGGAGCGAATAAATGCCGATTCAGCAACTTCCGCTTATGAAAGGTGTCGGCAAAGACTTTAGAAACGCTGACTATATCGACTATCTGCCAGTGAATATGCTGGCTACACCCAAAGAAATACTCAACAGCAGCGGATATCTTCGCTCATTCCCGGGCATTGCCAAACGCTCTGATGTAAACGGTGTATCGCGCGGAGTCGAGTACAACATGGCGCAGAATGCTGTATATCGCGTGTGTGGCGGCAAGCTGTATAAGGGCGAAAGCGAGGTCGGTGATGTTGCCGGAAGTGGTCGCGTATCAATGGCACACGGTAGGACATCACAGGCAGTAGGCGTTAACGGTCAACTGGTCGAGTATCGCTATGATGGCACGGTTAAAACCGTCTCAAACTGGCCTACAGACAGCGGATTCACGCAGTATGAGTTAGGCTCAGTCCGCGATATTACGCGCTTACGTGGGCGTTATGCGTGGTCAAAAGACGGAACTGATTCATGGTTTATCACTGACCTTGAAGACGAATCGCATCCTGACCGCTACAGCGCACAATATCGTGCCGAGTCGCAGCCGGACGGCATCATCGGTATCGGCACATGGCGAGACTTCATCGTCTGCTTTGGTTCATCGACGATTGAATATTTCTCCCTGACTGGTGCAACCACTGTTGGTGCCGCTTTGTATGTCGCACAGCCATCACTGATGGTGCAAAAAGGCATCGCCGGGACTTACTGCAAAACGCCGTTTGCTGATTCTTATGCATTCATCAGCAATCCGGCAACAGGTGCGCCGTCTGTATATATCATCGGCTCCGGTCAGGTATCACCAATCGCCAGCGCGAGCATTGAGAAAATACTACGCTCCTACACTGCTGATGAACTGGCTGATGGCGTGATGGAATCGTTGCGGTTTGATGCTCATGAGTTGCTGATTATTCACCTGCCGCGCCATGTTCTTGTTTACGACGCATCTTCAAGCGCCAATGGTCCGCAATGGTGTGTGTTGAAAACAGGCCTGTATGACGATGTGTACCGCGCTATCGACTTCATTTACGAAGGCAATCAGATAACGTGCGGCGATAAGCTGGAATCTGTTACCGGGAAATTGCAGTTCGATATCAGCAGCCAGTACGACAAGCAACAGGAACATCTGCTGTTTACCCCACTCTTCAAAGCAGATAACGCCAGAGTTTTCGACCTTGAGGTTGAATCGTCAACTGGCGTTGCGCAGTACGCCGACCGCCTTTTTCTCTCTGCGACCACTGACGGCATAAATTACGGGCGTGAACAGATGATTGAGCAGAATGAACCGTTCGTTTACGACAAACGCGTTTTGTGGAAGAAAGTGGGGCGCATCAGGAAAAATATTGGCTTCAAATTGCGCGTTATCACGAAGTCACCTGTAACTCTGTCTGGCGCTCAGATAAGGATTGAGTAATGGCGGATTCGAATCTCAATGTGCCGGTAATCATTCAGGCTACACGACTCGACACATCAGTCCTTCCGCGTAATATCTTCTCGCAGTCATATCTGCTGTACGTTATTGCACAGGGTACTGATGTTGGTAATGTGGCTAACAAGGCCAACGAGGCCGGACAGGGCGCTTATGATGCACAGGTCAGGAACGATGAGCAGGATGTGATTCTCGCTGACCATGAGCAGCGAATTTCTGCTGCGGAAGCAACACTTGTTAATCATGAGGAGCGAATCAGCCAGGCAGAATCAACTCTTCAGGAACATGAAACACGAATAGCTCAGAATGAAAGCGATATTGCGTCGCTTGATACCAGAGTTCAGTCGCTGGAATCGCAGGTTTCAGACCATGAAACGCGCATCGATGCTCTGGAGTATGCCACTACTCGCAAGAAGTCAGAGGTTGTTTACTCTGGCGTATCTGTAACCATCCCGACAGCGCCGACCAACCTTGTTAGCCTGCTGAAAACGCTAACGCCGTCATCCGGCACGTTGGCACCATTCTTCGACACCGTTAACAACAAGATGGTTGTGTTCAACGAGAACAAAACCTTGTTCTTCAAGCTGTCGATCGTCGGGACGTGGCCCAGCGGAACCGCCAACAGGTCAATGCAGCTAACCTTTTCCGGCTCTGTTCCTGACACACTGGTCAGCAGTCGTAATGCGGCGACAACAACCGACAACATCCTGTTAGCGACGTTCTTCAGCGTGGATAAAGACGGCTTTCTTGCCACAAATGGCAGTACGTTAACCATTCAGTCTAATGGTGCGGCGTTTACTGCCACAACCATCAAAATCATTGCGGAGCAGTGATGGAAATAAAGCTCATCGATAATCCGGTGAAGCTTGCAGAATTCCTCAACAACCCGGCAAACACGGGAAATATCGTAGATAGTGGAGACAAATACTACATCAAGCCTGATGCGGTATACCTCGGCATGTACGAAGGATTAGTGCTGGCTGGCGTTCATGAAGTGCGTAACTTCTGGCATAGCGTTGTTGAATGCCATGCGGTGTACGACCCCGGATTCCGTGGTGAATATGCACTGCAAGGGCATCGATTATTCTGCAAATGGCTTCTCGAAAATTCACCATTCCTTAACAGCATCACTATGGTTCCTGACACCACGAAATACGGACGGGCAATTATCCGTTTGCTTGGCGCTACCCGTGTTGGTCACCTTGATGATGCGTACATGAGTAACGGAAAACCGGTAGGAATCACCCTCTATCAATTACCTCGTTCGAAATATGAGGAGCTATTAAATGTTAGTACTTAGCGAAAGCTTCAAGAATAAATTGCTTCCCATGAATGGGTATATGAAAGGCGGCAGCGACTCCGGATCTAAAGCCCAGGCACGCGCAACTGAAAAGGGCATCGAACTGCAGCGTGAAATGTGGCAGACGAACATGCAAAACCTTGCACCGTTCACGCCACTCGCTCAGCAGTACGTATCACAGTTGCAGAATCTTTCCTCTCTTCAGGGGCAAGGTCAGGCGCTTAACCAGTATTACAACTCCCAGCAGTATAAAGACCTTGCAGGGCAGGCGCGTTACCAGAGTCTGGCAGCAGCAGAGGCAACGGGTGGATTAGGCTCTACAGCAACAGGAAACCAGTTAGCAGCAATCGCACCTACACTCGGTCAAAACTGGCTGTCAGGTCAGATGAACAACTACAACAATCTGGCAAATATCGGCCTTGGTGCTCTTACAGGTCAGGCAAACGCCGGACAGAACTACGCTAACAACGTGAGCCAATTGTATCAACAGCAGGCGGCAGCATCTGCGGCGAATGCTAACCGACCATCAGGACTGCAATCAGCCTTGGGAGGTGCCATGAGCGGTGCGGCATCAGGGGCGATGATTGGCTCTGTGGTGCCAGGAATAGGTACGGCTGTTGGCGCTATTGGTGGCGGCATTATCGGTGGTCTTGGATCATTGTTTTAAGGTGGGAATATGGCTACTTGGCAACAAGGAATCAACTCAGGCGGTTTTCTTGCTGGCATCGGTGCGCAAAATGAGAATGCGCCAAAGGCAAGCGACATTAACGCAACGCTTGGTCTGATCCGCGAAAACAATGAACTGGCTCGCTCAGGTGCAAATAACGTTGGTCTGACCGCGTTACGTGGTCTGGCTGGAGTTGCTGATATTTATAAGCAGGAACAGCAACAGAAAGCGATTAATGCGTTCAATAAGGTTCATGCTGATGCATGGGCTTCTGGTGAACCATCGGGACTATTTAAGTTTGCCCAGGAAAATCCAGCGTTTGTTGCACAGGCACAACAGGCGTTTTCCGGTCTTAATGATCAGCAACGCAACGATATGGGCGATTTAGCCATGAGGGCTAACGTCGCTCTTTCTCAGGGACCGGAAGCCTACAGCAAATTCATTACTGACAACAAGGACAGGTTAAATCGCGTTGGTGCTAATGCTGACTGGATGATTCAGACAGGTATCCAGAATCCAGAGCAGCTATCACACATGCTGACTACTATGTCTCTCGGTGCGATTGGACCAGAAAAGGCGTTTGCTGTTCAGGATAAGATGGTTGGTCGCCAGCAGGATCAGCAAAAAATTAACGAAACAATCCGTAATAATGACATGACAAATGCCAGAGGGTGGGCAAGCAACAATATTGCGCAACAAAATGTCAATCTTCGTCGGATGGAATTAGAGGACAAGAAATACGACAGACTCATCGCAAATGAAACTAATGCCTTAAAACTTGCTGAATTGCAGGACAAGAGATTGCAGAATCAGCAAGCTATGGAGCAGGCAAAGCGAGATAAGGCTGATGCGTACAACTCTGGAATGGATAATCTTTCCAGAACGATAGAGACGGCTACAAAAGTTCTTAATAGCCCGGGTTTCACGGGATATTTCGGAACAAACCTAAACCCACTATCGAGTAGATTCATTCCAGGAACAGAGGCTGCTGATACAGAAACTCTGGTTGACACGCTGAAATCTCAGGGATTCTTATCTGGCATTCAGCAGATGAAAGGGATGGGGGCTTTAAGTAATGCCGAGGGGCAAAAGGTAATGGATGCTATTGGTAGTTTGTCCCCAAATCAGTCTGAAAAATCAGCCAGAGCAGCTATCAAAACAATCATAAAAACCACTGAGATGGCTCAGAAACGTATGCAACAGAAATACGGGAAGGACATACAACCGTCTCAACAGCAGCTTTCTGATGATGACCTGATTAATAAATATCTCGGAGGGCAGTAATGGCCTATAGTCGTGAACAGTTGATGACGGCGTTAAGGAATGCTGATGCTGCCGGTGATACTGAGGGAGCACGTCGCATTGCTCAGATGCTGTCTTCTGATGATCAATCCACTCAAAACCAATCGCAGCCAGAAGAACAATCTCTGGTAGGAAAAGCTACTGACTGGCTCACTGGTGGTCAAAGTGCAGGGCAAATTGCAGAACAGGCTGGTCGTGGTCTGGTAAACATACCATTTGACGTATTGCAGGGTGGCGCAAGTCTGATTAATGCAATCAGCCAGGGGCTTGGTGGTCCAAAGGTTTTGGATGATGTTTATCGCCCTGTCGATCGACCTACAGACCCTTACGCGCAAGCCGGTGAAACAATTGGTGGGTATCTCCTGCCAATTGGCACAGCGGCAAAAGCTGTTGGAGCGACAGCAAAGCTCGCTGGAGATATCGGTTCCGCAGGAAACATGATTGCAGGTTCTCTTGCTGATGCTGCAAATCAGGAGGGCGACTTTGCACAAAATGCTGCCATTAACGGTGGTATCAATATTGGTGCTCAAGGCGTTCTTTCAGGTGTCGGGCGCGTTATTGCGCCAAGAGTTTCACAGGCTCTTGGTGGTGCAGCACTGAATTCTGCTAATGATGTTTCCAGAATGGCAAAGTCAGGTGCTGGGCGTCAGTCAATTGCCAGTCAGGCCGCTAATGTGTCCGAAGATGTAGCAAAAGCGGCTGAGTCTGCTGGAATTGATATAAACGCATTAACACCAGGAATGCGATCTGGAAGTCGTGGAATTGCACAAGCCGAAGGCGCATTGGCATCAACACCAGGAATTGTTCAGGATGCCCATCAGGCAGCATTTAACGAAATATCATCAAAGTTAAGTCGAAACCTTGATGAATTTGGGGCCGCATCTGGAACGGCATCAGAAAAAAGTGCGGCTATAAAACAAAGGATTCTTCAAAATCTTGATCAGATGAAGGATGCCGAGCGCGCGGCATGGGATGACGTGCGGTCAACAATGCCAAATCAAAAAGCAAGAATGCTAAATGGTAATGCCGTTATTCAGGCAGAGCGATCTGCTGGCATACCGCTTACTCCTGAAATGAAACAGTTTGTTCAGGCAAACAATCAAGGTGGAGTAACATTTGATGGCATGAAAGCATGGAGAGCGAAATTTGCTGATGCTGAGCAAAAATATAAGCGTAGCGGAGAGGCAAATGCGGCAAGGAGAGCAGGGGAAATACGCCGGGCAATTACTGATGATATGCGCACAATGGCGGAAAACGGCGGATTTCTTGATGACTGGCAAAAAGCTAATGATCTGTCTAAAGCGAGGCTATCCGCACAAGAGAGTGCAGAGTCTGTTTTTGGGCGTGATTTGGCAACAGATGCACTGATTACGAATGGAGTAAAATCTCTTCAATCATCGTCAGCTAAAGGTCTTAATGGTCCTGCTGGATTCCATTCTATGATCCGCGCGCTGCCAGAATCAGAGCGTGTTCCTGCTATATCATCAATGTTGCAGGATGCTATCTCGCATGGTGTACGTGGTGGCAAATCTGATGCAGCAGGAATTAACCATATCGCAGGGATACTTACCCCACAAAATGTAAAAGCCATTAGCAGATATTCCTCAGAACTTGGAAGAATTGCTGATGCATATGGCACTCTTGCAAGAGCGGCAGTGAAGCCTCAGCAGTATATTGAAAGAACAGGGAGAACAGCCAATGTTCTACGTGATCTTGACGCTGGTTTATCCAACGTTACCTCAACAGTATTAAATGCAATTGCAAACTCAACGTCGGGTGCCATTGTTGGTGGAGCAGGTGGGGGCATTGCAGGCGCGGCCGCAGGTGCTTTAGTTGGCGCCGGGTTAAAAGGTGCTGTATCTAAAATTGCCACCACGCGTAGCGGTCGATATGCGATAGAGAAAGCAGTTCAGGAAGCCACGAAAGCAGTAAGAGCTGGCGGAAGTAAAGAAGCATTAGCGGCGGCGGAACGCAGATTTATGGCAAATAAAGCCGCCGTAAAAGCAATACGTGATGCAGTTGGAAACGAAGAGTTCAATCGCTTAGCGAGGGCTGGCATTGTAGCGTCGCTAAGCGGAATAGCACAGGAGTAATTAATCATCCATGGATGGATTGAGCTTATCTCGTGTTGATGTGGCGATTTGTCCTACATTCCTAAGCCAAGATTTCAAATCCTTGATATTGTCATTGATTTCATGAATATCTTCTTTTTTTAGTCTGTTAATATTATTCTCAATAATTTCAATGGATTGCTCAATATCAGATATAGTGAATGATAGTTTGTTCTTCTCATCTTTTATTGAGTTTTTAAGTGCTTCGTTCTCAGTCTTGAGGTCAGATATCTTTTGTTTTAAAGATGCCAGTTGGTACTGAACCACAATGAGTGCGATAGCTATCACGATAACTGTTGTATACACACCAACCTCCTTAGTTTTGAGCAGGATACCATGAAAAAAGTAAACATCTTTTGCCTACTTCACATTTGAATGGTTTGTCATTAGGATGTTTCCGGTTTTTTCAAATATGGAAATTGATATGAAGAGGATTATCGGCGTTGTTGCTGGCGCTATATTGTTATCTGGGTGCGCAACTATTGTTGGTGACGAAACACAGCTCGTGCAAGTGAACAGCAATCCTTCCGGTGCGAGCTTTAAAGTAAAAGACGAATCAGGCGTGATTGTTGCGCAAGGCAAGACCCCGCAAGGAGTAACTCTTGCCAAGTCAGATGGTAGTTATTTTGGCAAAAAGAGCTACCAGATCACTATGGAAAAGGATGGGTACGAACCAGTTACCCTGCCAATCAAAGCCAATGCTAATGGTTGGTATATTGGTGGAAACCTTGTGTTTGGTGGGTTAATTGGTTGGCTTGCTGTAGATCCTTTTAATGGTGGGATGTATACCTTGAAGCCAAAAGAGGCAAACGCATCTCTTATACCATCAACAAAGCAAGACTAATAAATAGGACCCACCTTCAGGTGGGTTTTTTGTACAAATCCTTCAGCGTATCAAACACCATCTTCTTAACAAGCTCTGACTGCTCATCAGCGAGTCGTTCTGCATCGTCGCGATATCCAGTCACAGGCGATGGTTTTGATAGAGCATCTTGGACGATTTGTAACAACTCGGAGTTCATTGATCTCCCATTCGCCTCCGCCCTGAATTTTAATTTCTCCCTTACTTCCATAGGCATACGGAAGTTAAAGTGCGGATCATCTCTAGCCATGCCATCACTCCAAGTTGGTGTATTGACATGATAGAAGCACTCTACTATATTCTCAATAGGTCCACCGTGGACCTATATTGTGAGGTGAATATGAAAGGAATGAGCAAGATGCCGCAGTTCAATTTGCGGTGGCCTAAAGAAGTATTGGATTTGGTACGCAAGGTGGCGGAAGAGAATGGTCGGTCTGTTAACTCTGAGATTTATCAGAGAGTAATGGAAAGCTTTAAGAAGGAAGGGCGCATTGGCGCGTAAAGTTGAAGCCCCAACTGCGGGAACAGTCAGGGCTTCGGTATCAACAAATCGGATTAGGAAATATTGACATGAAAAGTATAGCAAAGGCACAAAACGATTTCACCATCTTCAAATTCGGCGACAGTGAAATCCGCGTCATCAACAAATGCGGTGAGCCGTGGTTTGTAGCAAAAGATGTTTGTGATGCTTTAACCCTGACTAACTCACGCAAGGCGCTTACTGCACTTGATGACGATGAAAAGGGAGTAACTTTAAGTTACACCCTTGGTGGTGAGCAGAATCTAAGCATTGTTAGCGAATCAGGTATGTATACATTGGTTCTGCGCTGCCGCGATGCTGTCAATAAAGGTTCGGTCCCGCACAAATTCCGCAAGTGGGTAACAGCAGAAGTTCTACCTTCAATTCGCAAACATGGCGAGTATGTGAAAGGCAAGAAAACCACTGTTGAGGAAAGAACGCCGCTACGCGATGCAGTAAACATGCTGGTAGGAAAGAAAGGACTTCGCTATGACGATGCATACAATATGGTTCATCAGCGTTTTGGTATTGACAGCATTGATGAACTTTCAATTGAACAAATCCCGCTGGCCGTAGAGTACATCCACAGGGTAGTGCTTGAAGGCGAGTTTATCGGCAAACAAGAGAAGAAAACCAACGAGCTTTCTGCAAAAGAAGCAAACAGCCTTGTATGGTTATGGGATTATGCCAACCGCTCACAGGCATTATTCCGCGAACTGTATCCGGCATTAAAACAAATTCAATCGAACTATTCCGGCAGATGCTACGACTACGGTCATGAGTTCTCGTATGTTATCGGAATGGCGAGAGACGTTTTAATCAATCACACACGAGATGTTGATATCAATGAGCCAGACGGACCAACGAATCTTTCCGCATGGATGAGACTTAAGAATAAAGAATTACCTCCTTCAGTTCATAACTACTGACAGATAACCAACGCAACGACCCAGCTTCGGCTGGGTTTTTTTATGCCCAAAATTCACCGTAGCCATGCTGCGGCGATTCCTTGTATCTGGAGCAAATTAAATGACAGACATTACAGCCAATGTTGTGGTAAGCATGCCTTCGCAACTCTTCACTATGGCGCGTTCTTTTAAAGCCGTAGCCAATGGCAAAATTTATATCGGTAAAATTGACACTGACCCTGTAAATCCTGAAAACCAGATTCAGGTTTATGTGGAGAACGAAGATGGTTCTCACGTTCCTGTTGCACAGCCAATCATCATTAACTCTGGCGGGTATCCTGTATATAACGGACAGATTGCCAAGTTCGTAACTGTGCAAGGCCATTCTATGGCTGTTTATGATGCATACGGTGCGCAGCAGTTCTATTTTCCTAATGTGCTGAAGTATGACCCTGATCAGTTTAGAACAATAATAGAGTCAAATTATGGTGCGGGGCATGTTGGTACTTCGTCTGGACTAACAATTCAGCAGTTGATTGATTCTTTTATTGTAGTTACACCACAAATGTTTGGTGAATCTGGAAAGTCAAATGATTCAACAATAGCAATTAACTCTGCATTGGACTATCTTGAGTCTCTCGGTGGTGGGATTATTTATCTTCCTCCAGGTAAATATTACGTCAGCATTGAAAATTCAGGTCATAATTATTCATGCATTAGAGTTCCAGCTAACGTAACTTTCTGTGGGGCTGGTGCTGGATCTACCATCATTCAGAGACTACCCACTGAGAGGGGGATGGATGGTGTCTTGATAACAAATAAATATTATGATACTAGAACTGGCTATGGGGCTGCGGGCAATATTGTTTTTAGAGATTTTACAATCACTGACGGTAGCGCAACCCCAACAAGGGATTATGGTGATTTAATCGGTTTAGGTCATAGCAAAAATGTAACTATAGAGAGAGTGGAGCAAGGGAGACATGATCAACATTTTGTTGATATTGCAGGATCAACCGATGTAACAGTCAAAGACTGTCACGGGTCGTGTGATATGGAGGTGGACCATATTACGTGGAATTGTGATATACAGATTGATTCCGCTCAACCAAACGCAATACTTGGAATTAAAGCTGATGGCACACCTAGCACAAATATAATTATTAGCGGAAATAAACTTCAAAACAAAAGCTCAAATTTGCAAATTGAAACAGGACATGCTGGGGGAGTATATAGAAATATTATTATTTCTGATAACATACTTGATGGGGCATATTTTCAAGACTCATCAGTTATTGGTTGTAACTCAACAACAGCTACCATTATCAATTTGAGCATAAATAACAATCAAATACTAACAAATAATATAAATTCAAGAGGTGTTAATCTTTATTGTCTTGGGAATAACGAAAAACTTATTGGTATTTCTTTTAGTAATAATATTATAAGAGGTTATGCTAGGATTGGTGCATGGTTTGGGACTAATGGTAATTATACTGGAACGAAGTTTCCTCATGATGATGTAACAATAATAGGAAATAAATTCTTTCTAACATCGCCTTCATCTGGAACATTTGTTCAAGGTGTTGTTGTTGCTGGTTGGCGATCTGTTGTATGTAGTGATAATATAGTTGAGATATATTCTGATAATGAATTTTCTTCAGGGTGTTCGGGGATATCAGTTTGGAAAAATGGTAGTGCTAAGGTAAGTGATAACAATATCTCTAGAACATGTGGTGCAACACCTGACGTATCATCTTCAGTTATTTCGTTGATACTAATCACCCCTGAACCTTCCAGCATTGATAAGGCGTCATCAATCCATATTAATGGAAATGCTTTCTTTGGAGATATTCCTAGATATGCAATAAATCACCAAGAAGGGTGGATTGAAGGATATGACATGATAGTTGTATCAGGCTCTCATGGTAGATTTAACCAAACATTTATAGGCACGCAAGGGGCGCATATGTATGAAACGTACCCAATTTCTGATATGACAAATTTCAATCAACCAGTGTCAATAAATGGTCAATATAGAAGGCAGGTATACAGCGGAAATAATTACCAGTCAACGTTCAATTTGAAGAAAAATGGAAGTGAAACAAGTGGGGCTAAAGTGGATTTTTTTATATCTAATGAACGCTCAAAAATAACAGGTTCTGAACAATTGAATGTAGCATATATATCTCCAACTGAGTCTGTGGGAATCACCGCTACATCAATAGATTTGTCATCAGGAACACTTAATATAATTACTGGAACAAATGGTGTATCTATGAATTTAAATCCATCCAATAAGCAGCCTGAAATAAGAAATAGCGCGTATATAAGCGCAAGGATTTCCATTTAAAATTCAGAAATTAGCCATAAAAAGCATGAAGTCTATCATCCAAGTGTCAATCGATCGATGACTTGCTGTGGTTGATGAGACAAAACTGAGACACACAAAGCTTTGCACTGGATTGCAAGGCTTTGTGCTATCCGATGGTGTTTAAGTTTCCTAACTCCGCCTTTTCATCAAGCCAGTCCGCCCACCACTGCATCATTTCTCTGCGCTTATCGAGATACTGAGCATGGTTGTAAATTCCGCGCACAGATCCGCCGTTGGCATGTGCCAGTTGCACTTCAATAGCGTCAGCAGGCCATTCGTGCTCGTTCATAATCGTGCTGAATTCATGCCTGAATCCGTGACCGCTTTCCAGACCTTCATAGCCGATTTGTTTGATCACAAGCAGTACAGCGTTCTCGCAAATTGGCTTCTTCTTATCGTTGCGCCCGGCAAAAACAAACTCTGACACTGGTTTAGTGATTGAGCTTAGCGTAGTGAGAAGTTCAACTACCTGGTCTGACATCGGTACTACATGAATCTTGCGACCCTTCATCACACTGGCGTCGATGGTGATAATCCTGTTTTCAAAATCGACGTTCTTCCATAGCATGGAACGAAGTTCTTTCGTTCTTAGGGCGGTGTAGCGTAAAACTTTAGTCGCAATAAGCGATACGATACTTCCTGAAAATGTTGCCAGTGCTTTGTTGAATGCCGGGATCTGGTCTGCAGGAAGAAACGGGAAGTTCTTCTTGCGGTATCCTTTCATGGCGTCTGCAAGGTCAGGTGCCGGGTTATATTTAGCCCTTCCGGTGACAATAGCGTAACGGAAAACCTCTCCGCATCTTCTGCGGGCTTTGTTGGCTCGCTCCATTGCACCGCGATCTTCAAATCTGCGGATTACTTCCAGCAGTTGCATCGGCTCAATATCCTGAATTTCAAGGCCGCCGATGATGGGTAAAATGTCGTCGTCAAACATTTTGGCAAGTTCGTTTGCATAGCCTACTGACCAGACTTGCTTCTTGTGCTCGTACCATTCCTTGTAAATGGCGCTAAAGGAATTGTTATTAGACGAAGCCTTTTTCGCTTTTACCGGATCGATGCCAACCGAGATGTCTTTCCTCGCGGTCCATGCTTTATCCCTTGCCTCCTGCAAAGTCATAAGCGGATATTTTCCGACGGTCAGTATTTTTTCCTTACCGTCAATCTTGTAGCGAAGCTGCCATACCTTTTTCCCGGATACAGGAACATAAAGGTACAGGCCATTACCATCGAGAAGGCGGTATGGTTTTTCTTTCGGCTTTGCTGCTTCAATCTGCTTAACGGTGAGCATGGGTAAAAATCCGGTGGGTAAAATTATTTTATCCACTTTTTACCCGTCATGGTGTGCGGCTGTCAACGATCTGACGCGAACCATTACGAACTGTGAATCTATGGAAGGCTTGATATGCAGGGGATTTTGCGGACTAGTACGGATGGGAGCGAACTGATAAATGGTGTCCCCTGCAGGAATCGAACCTGCAATTAGCCCTTAGGAGGGGCTCGTTATATCCATTTAACTAAGAGGACAATGCGGCATGAGTATACCCGCTAATGGACTGCGGGGTAAGTACGCTGCCGCTCGATTGCTTAAACCCTCGCCATTTATGCTGGGTTTTTATCATTTTTCTTAATGTTTTCCGCACGTTCTGCTTTTTGGCGTGCTTCTGCTTTACGCTTGTTGCTCATGTCGTTACGAATCTGTGCATGACTCATTAACGCGAAGATAAAGGTGCCGCCGCAGATGTTCCCCGCTAAAGTAGGTAGTGCGAAGGGCCAGATGAAATCGCTCCAGTGCAGCGTGCCGTTAAACACCAGATAGAGGATTTCAACAGAACCGACAACGATGTGGGTGGTGTCACCCAGTGCAATAAGCCAGGTCATCAATATAATCACCACAATCTTTGCCGCACCCGCAGCAGGAAACATCCAAACCATAGTGGCGATCAGCCAGCCGGAAATGATCGCGTTGGCAAACATCTCGCTGGGGGTGTTCTTCATCACATCCATGCCGATTTTGACAAATGCATCGCGAGTTTCTTCATTGAAGATAGGCATATATTCAAATGCCCATGCAGCAATACCTGTCCCGAGAATATTACCCAGCAGCACGACGCCCCATAATCGCATAAGTAAGCCGACGTTGCTCATTGTCGGTTTTTGCATGACGGGTAGTACCGCAGTCACGGTGTTTTCGGTAAATAATTGCTGGCGGGCCATAATGACGATAATAAAACCAAAGGTATAACCGAGATTCTCCAGTAAGAAGCTGCCTGGCACTCCTTCCAGTTCGACATGAAATATCCCTTTTGCCAGTAGCGAAGCGCCCATCGACAGACCCGCCGCAATGGCTGACCACAGTAGCGCCATTGCGTCGCGTTCCAGCTCTTTTTCACCATCCTGGCGGATATGCTCATGAATTGCCATCGCCCGGGAGGGGAGTCGGTCTTCATCTATTTCTATTTTTTTGCCGCGCTCTTTTTCTTCGCTCTCAACTTCAATTTCGTCGCTGTGTTGATCAATTTTGTCGTTGTCCAT